CCATGATCAACCAATTAGCCCAAGGAGGGGTTTAGATGACATATGTACCGGGGATTCGCCGCAAGGCAGTAAAGCGTAAGTCTAACGAGCTATCGGAACACGACGAGCAAGTTAGAGTAGTCGTGTACCTGCATAAGCTAGGGAAGCTGGTACACAGCACGCCTAATGCTGGCAAGCGTAACCCACGGCTAGGCAAGTGGCTGAAAGACGAAGGCATGGCTGCAGGTGTGCCAGATCTGTTTATCCCAATGCCGTGCAACGGTAAGCCTGGACTGTACATTGAAATGAAAGTGCGTGCCGGCGGCAGCGTGTCAGACCTGCAGGCGTGGTGGCTGGAGCAGCTGCAGAAGCAGGGCTATGTGGCTTGCGTGTGCAAAGGCCACGAGCAGGCGATAGCGGTGATTAACGAATACTTTGGGATTGAATAACATGGTCGTGTCAAAATGTTGTAGCGAGCGCGTCATAGCGATATGCGCGGAAGTTGGGTCATATTATACTTGCGCCAAGTGCGGCAGGTGCTGTCAGACAAAATGTAGTTTAGAACTTGGAGCCTATGATGGAAGCAAGGATAGATATTACGAAAATAATGTGGAGATCGATATTACAGGACTTGGCGGGGAGGGTGACGGTGCTAGCAGCGATGGTAGCAGTGTTAGCCTGGGCGATGCTGGCGCTAAATCTGGCTGATGTGGATGACAGCATGTTTCATAACTGGCTGACTGCTATGCTGATCGTGCAGCTGGTGTTGATGGGTGTGGTGACAGGGGTATTACGTGGTATTGGGCAGTCTAAGTGACTGCCCTGGTATACCATGCTAATTGCTAAGCGTAACGCTGCCGTGGAAGTCTACTAACCGTTCAGTTGTCCACATGATAGAATACTCGCCTATTTCATTGAGTTTGCCTGCTGACGCATGGACTACCATGCCTTCTGCGTATGCAGTACCAAGGCAGCGTATTAATATTACTAGTTCAGGTGCGTCTTGATAATACATTAGCTTTGGACAGCTTGTTATGGGTAGTGGATTGGTATTGTCGATGGTGGATTTCATTTGGCTTGCCTCTCTTGTACTTGTTCCCAGTAATCAATAATGGCTTCTACTTCGGTGTTGCCTCTACCCATTGGGCAGTTGCTATCAGGCGCGCCATCGTAGTTGTCGTCTGTGATAATGTGGCTATTCATGTAGTCATAGCTGTGTTGCAGTTTGGTTTCATATAGCATTATTTGCTTACCTTATATCTAACGGCTCTGTTGACTCTGCCTATACAAATTAATTTACCGTCATCGATTAGTTTCTTGGCAATGCGCCTTAAATAATCGTAGCGCCATTTTAAGCTAATATCGAAATGTCCTTGGCATTTAGTGATGTGTAGCATCTTTTCTGGTGTCATCCTATTCTGCATCAGTCATTCACCAATTTAGTTAGTTGTATATTCATTTACATTCCCTCAATAGTTCTAACAATTTATCAGCTTGTGCAATACGATGCGTTGAGCGAGCAGCAGCATAAGCAGGAGCATAAGCAGCATAAGCAGCAGCATCAGCATAAGCAGCAGCATAAGCAGCAGCATAAGCAGCAGCATAAGCATAAGCAGCAGCATAAGCAGCAGCATAAGCAGCAGCATCAGCATAAGCAGCAGCATCAGCAGCAGCATCAGCAGCATCAGCAGCATAAGCAGCATCAGCAGCAGCAGCAGCAGCATCAGCAGCAGCAGCATAAGCAACATAAGCAGCAGTTCGCGCCTCGCGCCATTGCCCAATAGTTATTTCTTTATAATCAGAATAATAATCAGCTACTTGCTGGGTAGCGGCTTTCGCAACATCAGATTTTGCATATTGCAATACGCCATGCGTGCCATCCGTTAATAGCCAGACCGCAAATTTAGGCCATATACCAGATAAATCAGCGCCAACATTCACTGCCTCCAAGAATTCTTTAGGCCATATTTTAGCGCGATCATTGGGGAGATTCTCAAATATCCCATCCTCTAGTCTTGCCAATAATCGTGGGATACCCAGCTCTGTTTCATATTTACCATGATCTGAGCCATGTATTGTACAGCCAACGGCGCAGCCCTTACCTTTCTCCCAATAAGTGCCTTTGATGATTTCATCGGCATCATGATGCGCGATAACTCTTGATAAGTATTTTTGTTTAATAGCTATGTCATTATGGTAAGCTAGCATTGTATTATTGTCCTATTCATTGACTAATTTGGTTAGTTGTACTAATTCCTGTAGTGTAAAGCTAACCCCGGATTCAGCGCCATCGCTGACGTTAATAAAGCAATGTTTATTGTGGTCGTATTTTTCTAACAGCAGGGTTTCCTGCATAGTTAGGGTTGGGATATTAAGCAGGTCTTGTTCTATCTTTTTCATTAATGCTGTCTCGGCATCGTTATGTGGTAGTTTTTCAAACATTATATTATAACCTCATGTTCAGTTACGATTAGTATTCCATCAATGCCAGCGCCGAACTGTTTAACTATTTCGTCTGCATAGCGTTTATTAGTGGTGACGATCCTAATATTGTCGTAGTCATAGGCTTTTTGTACGACATATACGATTATTGGTGTGGTGGGCGTCATTCAGTAACTCCATAACTAAGCATCAGTGCAAATATGGCAAACAATATAAACACGACATTAGTATCGTATAACCCTAGTATTGCTAAGGCTGTAGCGCATCCTTGCAATGTGTATTTGATAACGTATGGTATATGGGTCATGAGTATATCGCCGCTTGATATCTAAACCGCTTTAGCATTTCATCCAGGTATTGCGGGTATGTGTATTGGTCTTTTAAAGCAAATGACGCATACATTTCAGCGCAATGCTTGCTGAACTTGGTAAATGACATTGCCGCGCCAGGCTTAGTGAGTGGATACATTTCGATAAGTATATCCTGTGCGACACGCTGGTCATCCATAGCGTCCATAGCGTCAGTTAGGTCTTTAAGTGTATTTTTAGCTTCTTCCATTGGTTATCCTATATAAGTTAGTGTGATTCTTTGCAGTTTTTCTCGCCACAGTCGTAGCAATAGCCCTGCTTATATAATTGCTCAAGTCTATCTTGATCCTCTACTGGATCGGTTGGTTCATCGTACATTATGCGGCATCCTCTTCAGCAATAATCGCATCTAGTTCAGATTCGGGTATTAATTCCATTACCATGTCTAATAATTGCAGACGGTCATAATCGCGGTGGAGAATATCATAAACACGCGATAATTTTTGCTCTAATTGTTTGGTCATAAGTGCGGTTCCTATAGTAGTAAGTAAATCCATAGCTATGCACTGGCAGGCAATGCTAGTCAATGCATAGGGTATTGGTGTGAAATGTTAACTTATCTAATGCGGAGTAAAGTTAAGTTGTCATCTATTTGTAATAGTTTTAAGAATATCAAGAATAACAGAAATGCGATTAGTATTAGCATGTGATTACGCTCCCAACGTAGCGACATAATCGCCATTAGGCAGGCAACCAAAGCCATATATTTCGAAACCGCCATCGACATACATTTCTTTGGCGAACCTAACAGCTAAGGCGCGAGCTTGTGTATCATAATCCATTGAGTGGTTACGTGCTTCAATCAACGTGCCAACTCTAGCGATTGCTTTTAATCTAATGCCGAAACTATTAGTTTCTGGTAGATATTTAATTAGTATTGCCTGCATGTTATATGCTCTCGCTATCAATATTCTTTGGTTGACCGCTGTCACAGAACTCGCAACATGGTTGACCATTATGGTCGATAGCATCGAGATCACTATTACAGTAATTACATTTTTGCATATATATTTCCTATAGTTTAGTTAAGTAAAGACTATTCGTAATGCCAGCGAGTAACTGGCACTGGTATAACCCTATTGCAACTACGTTGCTAAAACGAGCGTACATAGTTTGGATAGTTACGTATTTTAGATGTTTTATTGGTGTGATGTTCACGGATTGTAAACGCTATACCATGGTCGGCTAATGTTTTGAGTAACAAGCTAGCGTCACAGTCTTCTTCAAGATAGGCATAGATACCGCGAGCATATGAATATGAACTAACTTTGTGAGCTATTTCTAGTTCAATCAGTTTGCGTCTAGGTATCTTGCACCATGCATGGCCAGGATCAGCGTAGAAATGCAATGTAATATGTTTTCGCATATTATGCCACCTTCGCTATCAAGCCATTACGCATTGTAACTTCAGCAAAGAATTCACGCTTATAGCCAGTGAGGTGCGGACGATTGCAACCACAAAACTTGCCATCAGGTTGATATTCATTGCCATGCATTGAAGTCTCGGTATAGCGCAATGGTTGCCCGATACATGCTTTGAGTTCTTTTTTAGATGGATAGTTTAATATCATCATTGTTTTATTTCCTATAGTTTATGGTTTAAGGTGTAAAGCTATTCTGGATAAACTCGAAAGCTTATCCATGAATGACTCTAGTGAGATGCTATTTGCCAAGTAGTGATGCTTTAAATTCTTCTTCTAGTTTATAGCGTCTGGATGACATCATTTCGGCGATAGCTTTTAGTTCAGCAATGTTTAGTTCTTCGATAAACTCCGCGACTATCTTGCCAAGATTCCATGTATTGCATGATGCATCACATAGCGCGTCAATACGGCCTTCGTAATATCCCGACCAATATTGGCTAGACTTATCTTCAAGCTTTAGATTTTCATAACGCTTAGTTACTTTATCTTTGCGAGCATTATCTAATAAAGTATTAATGCGACCAACGATTGTATTGTTTAGCATGGTGTTTATTTCCTATAGTTGTTAAGATTATTCATTCTTACACTCATAGTGATTGATTACAGTAGAGTGCAAGGTGAATCCTCTTTGTGACTTTCGTCACGCAGTCCGGAATAAACCTTAAGGAAATAGGGGGAGTTGCATTAAGCGCAGAGTTATACGTGTAAAGAAAGCCAACTCTTATAGTCATCCTGACTGGCGGCAAATAACATGCATTGTTAAAGATCATTGAAACCGGCAGTTGGTCGAGCATGTTTGCCTGTACTAGCACTCATAACAATGCCTTTAGCCTGACAAGTCTATAACTGGCAGTGAAGCGACTATTGATAGACTAGATAACAACGGCAGTACTAAACCAGATAGAGCTTGGTAGTTCCCTTTTGACCGACTAGCTATTGATAACCATAGAGTTAACAGAGAGAGCAACCTTGCGGGACTAGCTAGTCATCCATAACCGTATCAATCAACCTACAAGAGCGATTCTACGCGACCACGCGCCAATGTCAATACCTTAGTGCAACATAACCAACATTATAACCAACACTGGCCGGCAGGCCTTGCAGCACTAGGTGTGAGCTAGATACAGTACTAATCTAGTATGGTATCCCGACAGAGGTCAACAAATGTACAGTGTAAGCTCAGGCTAGCTAAATGGTAGCAACGCTAGATGGGAATGATAATCATTCTCTTTTAGCTAACGCTCTGAATCACATGATCAGACTGAATACAAATAGCTAGCTATGTAATATCTGGTTATCAAATATCTGTCTGTTAATTTTCCGGCATTGACGTTTGGTGTGTGCAGCAGATTGGTGTGTGCAGCAGATTGACTGGCTATTCAATGACATGCTATTCAATAGTCTATCAACTAATAGCCTACTAACTAACAGTCGACTATCTAATGCCTAGCTATCGTATAGCCACCTATTGAATAGCCAGCTATTGAATAGTCGGCTATCTGGAGCAAATTATGCACATGGCCACCCCTGAGTCGCGTGAACGGGTACGTTTATTGTCATCCTTCGGCGTGAGCAGACAAGATATCGCAAAGGTGTTACACATTGGCGTAGATACATTGTGTGACATATATATGGAAGAATTACATATAGCAGCTGTAGACAAAAATGCGGCAATTGCCCACCGCCTATATGACAAAGCTATGGGTGGTGACACCACAGCGATGATATTTTGGCTAAAGTGCCGCGCACGATGGCGTGAGGTTGACAAGCTAAACCAGCAACCCAACCAGCTACAAGATTCCATATTGGAAGTATTACAAGCATTGAAAGGTGCAGCCAACAATAAAGTTGTAAAGTTGGGTGTTGGTGAACCGACACTACTGGAGCAACTAGCATCGCCAGCGATTGATGCGGTGGCATTCGCAGGTGAAACCACGTATGAATCCGAACCCATCCAGGAACAAATAGGTCTACCGGTAAACCCAGATGTGACCAACCATGCACGGATACCGAAACCCACACCACAGGAGCGCACGGCACAGGCGATGTTGGAAAACGGGATATCGTTTGGTGACTAATCTAAATACCGGAATATATTTGCTTTCTAGTACTGTGGGTGATATTAGTACACCTACAATTGTAGGAGTTAATAGACACTATATGTACACGGAAGCCAAGCCATTTCAACCAGTAATACCCTTACCAGAGATTACAAAAAGCGCCAAAGAGCCATCTATTGTGTGTAATATTTGTGCAAAGGTGATGATGGTGACGCATGTGTGCTACAACAAATGCATGGAGTCACAGCGCCATATTTTGCAAGGCAGAGATGTATGCCATTGGTGTTGGGATAAACATTTAGCAGTGCAGTAGCCAGTACGGGATTCTAGCTACTACGTAGCCCTAGGAAACATGTGGGGTTTGGGATACTGATGTTCCTGCGTGATTGTTTTTTTGAACGCGGCTTTGTATATAGGCGCTTATCGTTATCTCTCAGTTTAACACATTTATAGGGAATTAGATGCAAGCTTTAACTGATTTACAAGACACTATTAGTCACGAAGACATACGGAATCTATTGGACTTCAAGTTATTTGCTGCGTCTTTTTTAAAGATTAGATCCAAGTCTGGTGCGATACAGCCATTAGTGTTTAACCAGGCACAGAACTATATTAATTATAAGTTAGACGATCAGCTTAAGCGTACTGGTAAAGTACGGGCAGTTATATTAAAGGGTAGGCAAGCTGGTACATCAACACTGATACAAGCTAGATATTCACATAGAGTGCTCACGTCTAAAGGTATTAAGGCTTATATCCTGACGCATGAACAGGAAGCGACTAATAACTTATTTGAAATGGCTAAGCGGTTTATGGATAACTTGCCCAAGGGGTTAGCGCCAGTTGCTGAAGCTAGTACGTCAACCAAACTATATTATAAGTCATTAGACTCTGGTTACTCAGTGGGTACTGCTGGTAATAAGGGTGCAGGTAGATCCCAGACTATACAGTTATTCCACGGTAGTGAAGTTGGGTTCTGGCCGCATGCTAGTGAACATGCTAAAGGTGTCATGCAGGCTATTAGTAGGGATGACGGTACAGAAGTAATATTAGAGTCTACCGCTAATGGTATTGGTAATTACTTTTACCATATCTGGTTATCAGCAATGGCTGGTAAGTCAGAATTCCAGGCGATATTTGTGCCATGGTATTGGCAGCGTGAATATGTCAATACTGCAGATGGCTTTACACCAACAGCAGATGAAAACGAACTATTAGACCACTATGCTAGAGATGGCTTGTCCATTGCGCATCTGTCATGGCGCAGGTTAAAGATTGCAGAGTTTAGCAATGACTATGAAGTCGGGTTAGAGCAATTCAAGCAAGAATATCCGATGACGGCTAGTGAAGCCTTCCGTAACCCGATAGACAATGCATTTATTAATTCCAAGCATGTCATGCGTGCTAGAAAAGCTATTGTGGAGTCAGACGCTAAACTAATCATCGGTGTCGATGTTGCTATCAGTGACAAAGACAAGACAGCTATCATTAGGCGCAAGGGTCGATTGACATACTCATTGGAGAAGTTCAACAACCATAACACCATGGAAATATGTGGTAAAATTAAGCGCATTATTTTGGAAGAAAAGCCTGAAAAGGTTTATATTGACTGTATAGGTATTGGTGCCGGCGTGGTCGACAGGTTACAGGAAATGGGATACACGCAGGTAGAAGGCGTCAATGTATCGCGATCGGCCAATGACAAAGAACATTACAAAAACCTCCGTGCAGAACTATGGGGTGAGCTACGTGACTGGTTAGGTCAGGAAATGGCAGTGCAGATACCAGACGACGATGAACTGCATGGGGAATTATGTTCTTTGGGATATAAGTTCAATAGCAATGGACAGTTGCAGATAGAATCCAAGGATGACCTTAAGGCAAGAGGAATGCCTTCGCCGGATGGTGCCGATGCGCTTTGTTTGACCTTTTCTGGAGGTTTCTATCAAACTATGGGCAGTTTACCAGTAGATAGGTTATCACCGCAAGAGAAAGGTATGTTTCTTTGAGTGCAGATGCATTAAGATATATCTTCTATTTATAGGAGATAATAATGCGTGAATATGTAATATATAAAGGGCATACATATTTTATTCAAACAAGTAATAGGTATTACCAGAATGGGAATAAAGATGTGACAGAAAGATTATTACATCGTGCAATATGGTCAGATCATTATGGTGCAATTCCAGATGGTCATATTATTCATCATAAAGATCATGATTGGCGAAATAATAATATTGAAAATTTAGAGTTAATGGAATTACGAAAGCATCTTAGTGACCATGCAAAAGAATTGCATAGTAATTCAGAATATATAAAACAAAATAAAGAATCATTATTAAAAGCACAAGAATCAGCAAAGATATGGCATGCATCTGAAGAAGGTTTAGCATGGCATAAGAAGCATGGCAAAGAATGCTGGATAGATAGAAAATTACATAAAGTTAATTGTATTGTTTGTAAAAAAGAAGTTGAAACTCCATTTCCAACAAGAACAAAATACTGTTCCAAGTCTTGCAGACAAAAAATTGATTATCAAAAACATAAAACTGATAAACGTAATTGTTGTGTATGCAATAAAGAATTCTTAGCTAATAAATATACAAAAGTTATGGCGTGTTCAAGAAAATGCGGAAATAACATAAGATGGATGAATTAAAAGGACAAGAACATGCCAAGGAAAGATTCGGAAGTAGTATCAAAGATCAGGGCAATGATCGACAAGTGGGATAAGTACTGGCGCATCAATCGTGAAGAATACTACCAATGGGTATTGTTCATCATGGGTGACCAATGGCGTGAAGATGAATCCAAACTATTTGAACGATACAATAAGATACCGCTGACATTTAATAAGCTCGGCGCATTGGCTAACCACCTGATTGGCGACCAACGCCAGAACACACCAATGCTACAAATCCATCCTGATGACTTTGTTGATCCTGAAACGGCTGATGTACGTGCAGCACTTATCAAGAATATTACGTTTAACTCCCAGGCAGAAATCGCATACCAAACTGCATTTCAATCCGCCATTATTGGTGGGTTCGGTGCATTCCGTGTTGGCATTGACTATGAAGATGAATCGTCATTCCATAAGAAATTAGGTATCTATGAAATCAAAGATCCGACACGATGTTATTGGGATATGGCAGCAGAGTCACCCTGCAAGACTGACGGGATGTATTGTGGTTACAAAGTTAGAATGTCACGCAAGAAATTCAAATCCATCTATGGCAAAAAGATTGAACAAGATATTGGTGCATCAGCTGTTACTGAGGACAGTTCATTTGTTTATGCAGATGATGATTCAATTACCATCGTGTATCACTTTGAACGCGAAGGTAGGCCATCCAAAATACATAAGCTGTCTAATGGTGAAACCGTTAGCACGCAAGAACTAAAAACACTAAGTAAATTCGAACTAGATGGTGTAAACGAAAAGTTATATCTCTACAAAGGCGAACCAGTATCCGTCGTCGATACACGTGACGTCACTATCTATAAAATCACGCAGAAAGAACTAGCCGGTGATTATATTCTGGATGAAACAGACTTCCCGACTGAGCAACTGCCCATACCATATGTTGATCAAAATTCATATTGGGATAAACGTGGACAGCAAGTTACTAGATCGTTTTTCCAGGATGTAAAAGATTCCCAACGCTACCTAAACTATCTCGCTACGCAATCCGCTTATATTATGAAAGTATCGCGTTACGACCAGTTCATTGCTAGCAGAAAGAACGTCGCAGCACCCGATACACAACAAGTCTGGCGTGATCCATCTGTGCAACAAGGTGCATTGATTTATGACGAATCGCCGAATGGGAATAAGCCAGAACAGTTACGGCCACCAGAACTATCGCAATCGTTGATGACGCAATATGACAGATGTTTAATGGATATACAAACTGGCACGGGTATGTACAATACCCAACTTGGGGAGAAAGGAAATGAAGTCTCCGGTAGAGCGATTGATGCGCGTACGAAACGTGGCAGTTATAATACTTATGTACCTTTTAATAGCCTTAATCGCGCTATTGCCTGTGCCGGACAGATCATTAACGAAGCCATCCCAAAAGTATATGACGCGGAACGCCTGATGGTTTTGCAAATGCCAGATCGTGAAAATGTACGTGTCACGATTAACAAGCAGGAAGACGAATATGGAATGCAGGTTACTAATGATATGACCACAGGCAGATACCATATACGGCTACTACCAGGACCATCCTACCAGGGTCAGAAAGCAGAAGCCCTGCAATCCATGGAAATGATGCTTGCTGCTGACAAATCTGGTCAAGTATTCCCATTGATTGCCGACCTCTATGCTGAGAATCTGGAATTACCAAACAATTTGGTCATACGTAATAGACTACGTACTATTGTACCACCAGAAGTCATCCAAGCGGGGAAAACCGGTGAGCCATTACCACCAAAACCACCGCAACCAAACCCAGAAATGGAACTCATTGCACTGAAAAAACAAGAATTAGAGTGGAAAAAGCAGCAAGCAATGCAAGATTCCCAGAAAAAAACGCAAGAATTGCAGATAAAACAGCAAGAAATACAGCGAAAAGCGATGGAAACCCATCAAGATATGACAATGGCATGGGAAAAACTGGAAGGCGAAAAACAAGAATCTGCGGCCAAACTCCAAGAGACGATCCTGCGCTACGATGCCGAAATCAAGCACATGCAGTCTGCAGAAGATATGAACCATGCTAATAACCTGGTGAAACTATTGACACATGGGTCACAAGTTGGCCATGAACGTGAAATGCAACATAAAGAACTGAATCATCCATCCAATAATAAACCAACACCACCAAAGAGAGATTAATGCCCTATGGAAGCCCAAGAAACCAACACTGATACGGATACGACTACAACAGAACTAGCACCAAGACCGATTAAGAACATTGATGCCCAATTGGTCGCAGCGATGCAGCCAGAACCCGTGGAACCGGTAGCAGAAAATGTTCCACGCGGAACAGAGGAACCAGAAGTTGTAGTAGATTCAGTACAACAAGAACCTGTAGTAGATTCAGCACAAGATACCGAGAAAACCTCGGCAACTGAAAAACCAGATAAGGTTGACAATAAATCGGATAAAGTTGTCAATGCCGCTGTTACTGATGAATACGGCAATCCAGTTGTCAAAGAGAAGATGTATACAGAAGCAGAACTAAATCAGCGTATTAGAGAGCGTCTAGCACGTGGTAAATACGCCGAACAGCAGCAAACTGCACCTATCGTGCAACAACCTGCAGTCACACAAGTAGATCCTGATGCAGACTGGGAAACGCAGTTAAAGACGGTTATTAAGTCTACTGTGAAAGAGATTGGTCAGGAAACACAGCAAGTGCAGTGGCAGCAAGCTGAACAAGCACGCCAAGCAGAGTTTGAAGAAAAGTTCACTAATGGCATGGCCAAGTACAAAGACTTCCACGACGTCATTGCTGACAAACCCATTACTGACAGTATTATGTTGGCAACACGTGGCATGGATAACCCAGCAGCATTCCTATATGCCGCTGCCAAGACGCAAGCCACAGAATTAGACAAGATAGCCAGAATGACTGACCCATACCAGCAGGCTGCAGCGATTGGTCGGTTAGATGAAAAGATGCGCAAGGTTCGTACAGGTAGTGTGGAATCTAAGGTCATCAAGACTAAGCAGGGTGACATGACAGATGCCAAGCCTGAACCCAAAAGATCAATTGACGATCTGATCCATAAACATGCAAAATCTAAACAATGGCGACGCTAACCTAGGAGTTTGATATGCCGATACCTGGTGATAATGGTCAACCCGCAAAAGAAAAGAAAGCGCAAGAGAACCGCATTACAGATGTAAGTCAGCGCGATGCCTGCGTACAGAAAGAAGTCATTCTGAATAAGCCCGCACCGAAAGAAAAGAACATATTTGGAGTAATGTAAAATGCCCAAACAACCCAAAGAGTGTTGCTACGAAGAAATGTCAAATGAAGGACCAGAAGGCGGTCAGTCTATTACCAAGATAGATAACAGTATTCATTCTGAAATTTGGGATGAACCCATGCAGAATGCTTATGAACTGGCACGTAATAGTGCGTTCGATCAATCTGGGATGAAGAAATAATGAATGAAATGGAACCGAAATATGCTCAAGATGATCCCAATGATATGTCTACTGAATTAGTTGAGAAAGGTAAAGGCATGAAATCACTGGATCAAGCAGATAAAGAAAGAAAATCGGCATTAGCAGAAGACTTGAAAAATAATAAACCATCATTTGCTCAAATGATAAGTTCACCTAATTATGGATATAAAGATACATCTAAACCAGTAAAACGTACTGGCTACAAGGAACACCGCTAATGCGTGATAATGAATCCTTAAATGAATTTCTTGCCCTTGTAAAACACAATGAACAAGTTAGAAATAATTTAAAAGAATTCATTAGGTATCCAGAGAGATTTCCTCATATAAATGGTAGTTCAGTTAATTTTGAATATAGAGATGTTAACTGGAAACCAAATCTTACTTTAAATAAGATTGAACAAGTTATAAGGAATAGTTAATGCGTGATAACGAAGACAATCAGTCCATGGTTGCTTATGGCACGAAGAATCTGCAAGAGAAACATACGCAGGTTCCAAGTGATAATAAGCAATTTCCGGGTGATAAGATGCCGCAGAACGCGCATATCGTGTCTTCACGTAAGCGACCTCAAAAACATCGACATATTGTCAGACATGCGGAGTATAGATAATGCCATTAGTCAAAGGTAAAGCATCCAAAAGCCAGAAAGGTATCTCAGAAAATATTAAGCGTGAACGTGCTGCTGGTAAACCAGAAAAGCAAAGCATTGCTATTGCTATGTCTGAGGCTGGTAAGTCTAAGAAACCGGCGAAAAAGAAGTAAGGGGTACGGTTAATACCCCTTGTGGTGGTTAATTATTTTCTTTTAAATAGTTCATAGCTTTTTGCATTAATAAAATGTCATCTTTGAAATGTCCTAGTCCGGTATTACAGTGATGACATAGTAATCCTCGAATTTTACCAGTAATATGGCAATGATCTACCGCAAGGCGTTTAACTGGTGTTTTATCAGGATGAGAAGATTTCATTGTTTCTGGTTTATCACATATAGCACATAATCCATTTTGCTTTTGATGAATTTTCTCATATTCACTTATTAGTAACCGAATGCCACTTCCCTTTTTGCCTAAATGAATAAAATTTCTAGTTTGAATCCTATCTGGATTATTTTTAGCAAATTTATTACTTCTTCTTTTTTTACATTCTATGCATTGGTAATAATCCTGTTTTTCATAATAATAAGTTTGATGCTCTTTCAATTGTCCATGTAGATGACAAGTCATAATAATATCTTCGGATAATTTTGGCAGATCAAAAGATTTGTGCCTTCCCCATCTAACACGATGCATTGTGCATAAAGTAGATCGTTGTTTAATGTCTCTTGGGTTGGTGCAATGTGGCGCTCTACAAGTATAAATTTCCACTATGATGATTCCTATATTGATAAATAAAAACTATGTGTATACAATTAATTCAAGTGAGTATTGTGTTTAGTAATGCCCCACTTCATTACGCAGGCGTGTAATTGTGCTTCCCGCTGAGCCATAAACTATAGCTTCTACTTAATTATACTTTATACTCGGAGAGAATACAATGCCCAATATGTTTGAGACGACACAATATATCCTGGACGAAACGTTTATTAGGTTTGTCAACTATCTTAATTATGCAAAAGTCGCGAACAGAAACCTTGAAGGTGACTTCAAAGGCTTGAAATATGCAACTGGCCAGACCATTGACTATCGTTTAGAAGAACGATACCTCGGTGGCGAAGGTGCAACTGCAGTGTCAGAAGCACGCGTACAGGTTATCCGTCCACTGACCATCAGCAAGCAGTTCAACACGATGGTAGAGTTCTCTGGTTTCGAACTGACCTTTGATCGCGCCCGTGATCAACCATACTTGGATATGATGTTAAATCCACGTGCTAAGCGTTTAGCTAACTTGGTTGAACAGTTCATTGCAACGACCAATTTGCAGACTGCTATTTACCAGTACACTGGCACACCCGGTGTACCCATCGATTTCAATACCGTTTTGGTCACTGATGCTTACATGACCCAATTAGGCATTCCAGAAGACGGTAATCGTTACTTCTCCTGTTCGCCAATGGTATCTGCTGGCTTGTCTAATGATCTCTATACAGTATTTAACCAGACGGTTAACCGTGGTGCATTGATGGATGGTTTCATTGGTCACTTGTCCGGGTTTGACTTCTTTAAGACAAACTTCTTGCAGAGACAAATTGCTGGTGTACCAGATGCTACCGTAGCAGGTACACCGCCAACTGGATTCTTGGCTGCTGGTCAGGTAGTTGGTCCGGTAACTGGTGGAAATGTGTTAGTGGTGAGCGGTTTAAATGCTAGTAACACTAATGGTGTTGCATTGTTTAATGTCGGTGACATTATCACGATTGATGCTGCAGCTAATGTGTTTATGATTAATCCATTAAATTATGAACCTTTACAAGCTACAGCACAGTTTGTTGTGACGGCGCAGGTATTATCAGCGACTGGTGTAACACAATATACTGTTCCAGTTAGCCCAACTATTGTGACTTCTGGTGCTAGACAGAATATTTCTAATGTTATTCCCAATGGCGCACAGTTATATCGTGCTAATTCACATAACGTGTCCATTGCATTCCATAACCAAACGATTGTCTTCGCTGCTCCGCCAATCAAAGAGCTGAAAGGTGGTGTAGAGGCAGTAACTTCCTATAGTGATCTGTATAAACTTGCTATGACTTATACACTGGGTGCTGATATTCGTAATTACGTTCAGTTAGATCGTATTGACGTTATTTGCGGTGTTGCGATTAATCCAGAGTTCGGCGTATTGGTAATGTCATAAACAATGTTAGGGGATGCATATTGCTACGGTATGTATCCCCTATTTTTTTATAGGATTATTCATGAATCAAACTAAAGAAGCTGTTGTTGAACAAGTTGTATATCAGGGCAGATGGATAAATAAGTCGCCATTTAGATCATTTGTTTATAGCAAGGATTCTGCAAAAGTTGCTGAATCATGGGATGAATACCAACGATTATTAGACTCCGGTGTTTGGTTTGCAACATTGGAAGAAGCAAAAGCTCCACAAGTCATCAAGCGCACAAGAAAAGTAGTTGAACCTGTGATATTGGCCGAACCTGGAGTATCCACAAATGCCGAGTCAGACAGTAACGCAGTTCATCACTGATTCTTACCAGTTAATCAGTGCTAATAGTCCTACTGTTCCCTTATATGATGGGGATATGTCTAAAGGTCTACAATTCTTGAATGAATTGCTGCAGGACTATAGTGGCAATGGATTGATGATTACTGTTGCCAAAACGGTGACATTTAATGTAGCAATTGGTCAGGAATTTGTGACATTTGGTGCGCCAGATTTCACACCAACACCTAATGTTACAATTGGTCGTTTAGCAAATCTGGAAAATGCCTGGTTGTTACTGGATGGCGTGACTTATCCGCTCATTGATGAATCGAGAAATGTATTTTATGGATCATACAAGTATGACCCTCAGCTTGGTTTACCTAGATTTTGTATTGTCACTTACGACACAGATGTTACGACGATGCGCTTATATCCGGCACCATCGCAAATATACACACTAACTGTTTATGCCAAATTTGAACTACTGCCATTTGTAATTACGGATACTATGGCGGCATTGCCGCGCTACTACATGCGCTATCTTAAATTAGCATTGGCATATGAATTAGCTTTCTATAAAGGCCGTTCAGCAGCTTGGGATAATAAATTACAGAAGAAACTAGACGATGCTGAAAAAGTTATGGCATCTATCAGCACGATTAATCTGGTTATTGACACTGGTAATGAGTCTTACCTTAATGGATCTTGGCGCGTTAAGGCGGGGGTCTAATGCAACAACGTACAGATGATTCAGGATGGGAAGTTAAACCACTACCAATCATTGGACAGTATAATAGGCAGCGCTTTGATCAATTCTGCCCTGAAGATGCTGCTAATTTCTACGTTGTTACTGGCAAAGATACTAAGAAACCATTTGTTATGTATCCCACATTTGGTCGTCAGCATATTTCATTTGGTGGTTTGAATCGCCTGCTGTTTGGACAAGAACCACGTTCTATGTTTAGAACACTAAACTATTGGTATTCAGTAGTTGGCAGTACGGTATGGCGTATTGATGCGAATTTCAACCAAGTGGATATCAGTATTGCCAATCCATTGCAGACAATTGCTGGCAATGTGTTTTTTTGCCAATTAGTCGTTAATGCTGAAACATTTGTATGTTTGGTGGATTCACAGCGTGTCTATGTATACCAAGAAGTAGCAGGTGGATTCGTTACAATTCTGGATATCAATGTACCATTTGGTAAGCCATTGACAGATGCCAACTATCAAGCACCTGGATATATCGTAGCATTCGGTAATCGCATAGCAGTATCTATTGCAAATAGTTCACAATTCTTTCTGTCTATTGTTAATCTAGGTGGTAATGCATTTTCTAATACGGCAGCATTTAATATTGCAGGTGTAACGACATTTGCTCAAGAATCTGGTGTCATTGGTCAGATGGGTGTGTTGAATAATACACTTTATATATATTGCGATTTTACAACCGGTGTTTGGGCAAATACGCCGGCTATATTTTCTGGTACACAATTATATTTTCCATGGAAAAAGAATACGACTTATGACTGGAATGTTGGTATTGCTGATCCACTATCGCTAGATATCAATTTTGGTCGAATGGCATTTCTTGGGCAAAATAGTAATGGTTTATTGCAGGTTATGTCATCTATGGGTGGTGAGCCTAAACCAGTTAACTCACAAGCAATTGACGTATTATTCCAAGACTATGCAAATGACCCATTAACAAATAGTCCATTCCTGGAAGGTAATGCGAATGGCTTCCTATACCAATATGAAAACTCTGTTATGTATAGACTGTCAGCCGGACCTTATCATGGATCAACTATATTAGACGACACTGAAGTTGCTAATAGTCTTGAATATAACTTCACGACTGATACCTGGCATAGATGTATTGAAGAAAATGGTGAGCGTTGCCGTGTACAGAAACATGTGTTTTTCAATAATCGCCATCTTGTTAGTGTGGAAGGTGAAGGCACTGTTTATGAATTATCTGGACGGTTCTATACGAATGAATCTGAAAATCCATTGCAGTTAGACCAACAAGCAATTGATGCCTATATTGTTAATCCCATGCGCTATGAACGCATTACACCAATTGTATTCCAAGACGATTATTCCGAATTAGAAACTGACTATGTGCAGATAGACTTTGTATTTGGTCAAGGTGCCACATACTTTATACCACCACCATTATGGATACCGGCTATTGAACTATTCTGGTCAGACGACGGCGGCATGACATACAGTTCCGCTGATCAATTAGACTTTGGCCGACAAGGTACTTACCAATGGCGTATGCGTTGGTATCAATTGGGTTGCTCACGTAACCGATGTTACAAGTTAGTAGCAACTAGTAAATACCCTATTGTTGTATTGGGTGGAACGATGAAAGTCAGGAGGGTGAGTGGCGGAGCAGATTAACTTTCCTAGAGTCGATAGATGCCCAGTGGAGTATGAAGACTTCCACGATATTATGGGGCGCTGGTTAACTGATCTGGCTGACCAGATGAATATTGCTTTGCAAGAATTAGATAATGGTTTGGCGATTGACACGACTACTAACGTATCGGCGTCACCTAGTCATACTGTAACAATACCAGTCCTTGGTATGACGACGTTTTCCATTGCAACAGCATCTATTGCATCATCGACTAATCCAGTTACGATTTTTTCGATTACACCAACAGCCGGTAATCTTGTTATTTTATTATCAGGTGATCCGGGCGCATCTATTACCATCAACTACAGTGCTTTGGTAGCAACTTAAGGAATTTAATATGTCTATTTGGGATACCTACAAACGCATTAGTGGTGGCAATATGTTAAAGAGTTTTTTTCACCCTGAAGATGCTTATAAAAAGGCTCAAGAAGCCGCTGATCAAGGTTATAATGAAGCACAGGATTATCAGCGCCCAATCATGCAACATGGTGAAGATCAGTATGGTGATCTGAATACTGCTAGACAGCGCCTCATGAATCCTGGCGCTTTGGAAAATGAATGGGCAGGTGGTTATGAACAGTCACCATATGCCAAACAGTTATTACAGCAAAACCAGACTTCAGGTTTAGATGCGGCATCGTCAATGGGTTTGAATGGTAGCAGTGCTGCCATTGGCAATATTCAACAAGGTGCGGGTCAGATTGTAAATGCAGATAGACGCCAGTATATGGAAGACCTGATGAAGAAGTATATGACCGGTATTGGCCTTGGTGAAGATATCTATGGCGCAGGTGCTAATGCTGCTGGGAATATGGGTAACAGAGCATTTGAACATGGCCAATCTAATGCTGGATTAGCCTATGGTAAAGAAGCGGCACCTGGAGAATTATTTGGTAATTTGCTACACAAGGGTATGGACGCAGGTGCTAATTATGCAACAGGTGGTGCATATGGTGCAACCAAAGGATTGGGTGGTAATTCAATGAACAATAATTATCAGCAATAAGGGATAACTATGGCAGTAACTGGACCGATTCCATTACCACAAACTGGTATGCAGGCTTTTGATACTGAGGCAATGCGATCACAAAAAATGATGGCGTCTATGTTGCAAGGCAGACAGCGCCAACAACAATTAGGGCTTAATAAAGAACAATTAGATATTCATAAACAGGCTGAAGCGCGAGCGCAAAAAATCATGCCGCATTTAATTGAAAAGTATAAACGTGAAATGCTTCAAGCGCGTGCGCAACAAAAATATCTTGATGACATCATGGGTGGAAATCAATCTGGAAATTCAGAAATATCTGATATGACTGGAAGCGCTTCTGGAAGTGGCATGGATGGTGGCGGGGGCGGTATTGATGAACAATCTATGCCACAAAATAATATTTCATCTGAAAATCTGTCACCAGAAGATATGCAAGGTATTAATAATTTGCAACCAGGGCAGACATATACAGTAGGTGGAATACAAAATAGACCACCAATAGCTGGTAAGATTCCCAAAAGTGAAGCAGTTCAAATGGCTAATCAAGATCAGGCTAAATATGATCAATCACATGGTCAACAGACTGGACAAATACCAGAACAGTCTGCTAAGCAGCAACCTGAAATGCCACAACAACAAACACCACAGCAAATTTCACCAGAAACACCACAATCCATAGGAAACCAGAATCCATTTAATAAATTGCAAGAACGATTAAAGTCAGGTGAAGAAGTTGTAATTAGACCACCAACAAATCCACGAATGGCAAAGTGGGATAAACTGGCTGGACAAACAGTTATGGGTATTAAAATCCCAAAAGTACAATCAGAAACTAAAGATGGTATTAGATATGATGTTTACCCAAGTGGATTAGTAAAAGCACGTAAAGAAGCATTAAGTGCCACTGAACAAGAACAACAAAAAGTGGATATTAAGCGTGCAAAAGATTTAGAAGAAACTGGAAAATTGATTAATAAATTTAGTCAACATTCTGAAGCATTAACAGACCTTTTTGAAAATAAAGGTTTACATACAGGCAATCTTGCCGCATTAAGAAATTGGACAAATATGCCAGCAAAACATGTTGGTACATTTATGGAAAATAGCACTCCATTAGTAGGACAGTTATCTAAAGAATTGTCACAACGCGGTGGTGCTGTTGTTTCTGGTATGGCGGCTGCTGCAAAACCAGATTTGAAGAAACCTGATGACTATAACAAAGAAATTTTAAATGAATTACATAAACAGACGTATCATGATTATCAGGCAGTGAAAGCAGAATATGAACGTATTACTGGAAAAGAATATCCAATAAAATTATCTAAATTTTATGAAAAAGTAAAAGTACAATCTCCGCATGGTGTAACAGCTATTCGTTCACCAGAAGAAGCTGAAAAATTAGTTAAAAAGTATCCTGGTTCTAAAATATTGGGAAATGCTTATGAATGATGAATATGAAAAAGATTGGGGAAAGCCAATACCAAAACAGCAATCTATGCCAAATAATATTGGCAATACTGCTGAACAAGATTGGTCTGGAAATGGAAATAATAAACCAATGGTTGATACATTAATTGGTAAATTAGATCCAAATGGTTATAAAATTGATCGCAGTCCTGAAGCAATTAATGATATGGTCATGACAGCTGCTGGCGCACCCGGTATGAAAGTATTAGGAACATTTGGTCGAGGAATAAAAAGCGCATTAACAAAAATAAATCCCAAAGAATTATTGGCTGAAGTACAAGGTGGTCATGATAAACTCATGCAGCATTCTTCTGATATTTACAATTTTGTTAAAGATGAAGTTAAACCACGTGGAGTTGGAAAAATAGATGTTAAACCAGAAATACTAGATGAAGCATATCAGCATTTACCAAAAACACGTGCTAATCAAAAATTAATAGAATCTGCCAAAACTGGTGATTATGATGCATTGCATCAATTGCAATCTGATCTAGGTAAGCAAGGTCGTCAAGCATCTGCATCTGATTCTTTTGCAGAAAGAAATCTTGGTCAAGAAATACATGATACTCGTAATAAAATAAATGAATCCATTATTGAGAGATTTAAAGATTATGGTCATGAAGATTTGGCAAAATTATTAGAAGAAGCAAAAGGCAAATATAAAAAGATGAAAGAATTATACTACTCACATCCACGTATTGCGCAATTAGTAGAAAAAGGATTACGAAAAGAACCTGCAAATGCCATGAATATGTTTTCTGAAGTTTCTGATCCTATGAAAGCAATTCTGCAAGAACATCCTAATATTGGCAATGCATTAGAAACACAACGAACAGCAAAAGATTTTTTCAATAAACTGAAATTAGCAAAGAAAGGCGCTATTGGCCTTGGTGCAACTGGAATAGGTGTATCAGGTAGTAAGACATTAATAGATATGTTAACTGGGAAATAAGTAATGATAATATGTGAAGATAAAATTGATTATCAAGTACGAACAGGCGCATGGAAAGAAATACAGTTAAATTTTCATAACTTTAATGTTATAGAAGATTTAGGTATGTTATTCCCAGTAACAGAATCAAAACAAAAGAAACGATATGTAAAAGTACAATGTATTTTATGCTCAAAGGAATATGTAGGCCAATACGCAGCATTTAAAGTAAGAGATAAAGTATGTGAATGTGAAAGCAAGAAAGGAAAAACACAAATTAAATGGTCTAATCCAACCAGAGATAGGATTATCAAGATTAGGGCAGGAATGATTTATCGATGTCATCATGAAAAATGTCCAGCATATATAAATTATGGTGCAAGAGGAATATCAGTATGTAGTGAATGGCTTGAATCACCTGAATCATTTTATAATTGGGCATTAAATAATGGATATAAAAATAATTTAACAATTGAAAGAATAGATAATAATAAAGGTTATTCTCCGGAAAATTGCAAATGGATTGCTAAAAAAGAACAGGCATCAAATAGAAGAGGTAATGTTACGGAAAAAGAAATATTAATCATTAGGAATCTTATTAAACAGGGTATTAGTCAGAGAAAAATTTCATTGATTATAGGTCGAGGTAGGTCTGTAATACAGAAAATTTCCTTAATCGGATAAACATTTAAAAAAGGATTATTTATGTCAAGTTTTATCCGTGCGGCAAATCCAATCTGGTGGATACCAGATTATCTAACTGGCTTGCCATTAGATGACACCTACTATGCATTCTTCCTGAATAACTTGGATCATACACAGTTTTTCAATGTATATAACACGCCGAATGGCACACCCTATGCCAATCCATTGCAATTTCAGCCAGGTGGCACGTTACCCAATAATTTATACTTTGATCCGATGTTAACGTACTGTATACAAATACGACAGGGCGACACTCCCTTATCACCACTGCTGTATGAGATTGATAACTTCACACCAGAGAATGATCAGTTATCTATACAGAATAGTTTCATTGGTTCGCAGAATTTGATTACTGATCCCCAGTTTGCAGATGTATTATTTAGTTCGCCAATGACTATCACGACTGCTGGCACATATGAAATTGCGCCGGGATGGTTTCTGCAATTAATTGGTACGGGTACATGCATATTAACGCAAGATACGATTACTGGGCAGGCATCAAGTGTTGGACCAATCCCAGGTAATCCACCTTACGATCTAAGTATTGAAACTAGTGGCACATGGTCACAAGTATTTCTATATCAACAGTTATTGAATAATGGTGCTATTGCCGCTAATGGTTCTATAGCCGTGACCTTTGTAGCTGAAGCCATTACCAATCCCTATAACATTTCATTGAATTATATCAATTCGCAACCGCCATCTGGCACTGAACAATTGATTCATACATGGGTTGTAGGTGCAGGCGCATTTGCAACATATGCCTGGCAGGAAAATATCAATCCATCTGACAATACGACTGCTGGCCAAAATGCTTATGTATATCTGTCATTTACCTTGCAGAATACTGGCACTATTAAGTTAAGCAATATCCAGGTATTAGCGCAGACGGCACAGATTAGCGGTACGTTTTCATCGGCATCATTGCCATTATTCATCCAGCCTAGTTATGCGCAGATAGTAAATGGTGAATTTAATTATTACTTACCACAATTACTTAATGAGAGAATTCCTAGTTATCTAGTAGGTTGGGATTTTCCATTGAATCCTGTGCAGTTCTTAAATACAGTAGGTAATGCTGGTGCAAATAAATCATTTTATGCAATAGATCAAACGATTGTTTATGATTCTTTAAGTGCAGGCACTACAGTATCTATTGGCACGGCTTCTGAACTGGTATTGACATGTAATACTACAGGAAACCAAGCGGCTATTATCCAATATATTCCAGCAGCACAAGCTAATGAATTATTGAATAGTGCAATGGCGATTAACATTGCGGCTAAATGTAGTAATGCTGCAGGCTTGGCAGTTACCGTATCATTATATTATACAACAGGTGCATTACCAGTTACTGTTGGAGCGCCACATAATTCTATCGTAGCTACATTAGATGCTAATGGTAAACCAGCAACATTCAATGGCACATGGGTAGAGATACCACAGTCATTAATCAATTCACAATTCACTATCCAACCAAATGCTACTACAGCCTTTAATGATTATCAGTTAAATGGTTGGAATAATATGGCAGTCAATAATGCGACATTCATGGCTATCGTTGTGGGGTTTGCAGCAATGACAGCAGCAGATACCGTGAATATTTTATCTGTTGGTTTGATGGCAGGTAGTATTGCGACCAGACCGGCACCACAGACAGAAGATGAAGTATTGCGTGAATGTGAGTATTACTTTGAAACAAGTTATGACACTAGCATTATAAATAGCATACCACCAGCAGCTGCAGGAGGCGGTATATTCTTTGAACAATTAGGTTATACTGATGGTGCAAATGTCAGTTTAGTGCCAAGAGCATTTGGATGGCAATTTAATGTACACAAATGGTCTATACCAGTAATACTTCTATTTTCACCAACAAGTAGTGCACTTAACCAGGTGCGAGCTTATATAAAAGCAAATGGTAATCCTATTACAAATACCGATTATCCAACTACTAATTGGAATCCACTCAGCAGTTCACGTGTTAGTGTTAATTTTGATGCCGCCAATATTGTATTGGGATTAACTACATCTAATGCAGGAGTACTTCCAGAAGCATATATTTTATTAGGTTATCAGGCCGATTCCCGCCTTGGTAGATCATAAGGAGCTTCAACATGCCACAAGCAGCAGTTACACAGTATCAGACAAATTTTCATGAAACCTACCCATTCAGCAATGCGGCGCTCAATACTCTATTGGCAGCCAGTACAGCTTTAGGCTGGACAGTGCCAGGTCTGCCAACGCAGCAATATCGGGCGCATTTCTCTGTGTCCACCAGTGCTGATGTATGGGTATCCTTGAATGGCACAGCCGTAGTGCCAACTAGCAATACTGCTACTGCCACTCCCTATCAAGAGCGCATTGATTCAGGCATGAATCGCTATGTCAAAGGCGGCGATACATTGAGCTTTATTAGCACAGGTACGCCGCAAGTTGGTGTATCATTATTGCAATTGCCATGCACGCAGTAGCACATGGAATAACTTAACATTAAGGAATCATGCAATGGGTATTCAGTCGATCAAGAGAGACTATGGCATCACACCAAGTATTGTTCGTATTTTGACGACTGATAACTTGGCGACCGTTAAAACCGCAGGATATATCACGTCACAGTATGCCAATATCCTGGAAGTGAATGATGGTGAATTTAACTGGGTCGTGACAGACACAGCATTGATATCTGCTAGTGATGGTTGGGCATTAGCATCTGTCACACCAGACTTTACTTCTTTTTCATTCATTGCTGCGACTGGTAGCGGATCGGTGACTTTCCCTATCACGATTGCAGAAGGCGGCACAAATGCCACGACTGCACCGAATGCAAGAACAAATCTAGGTCTTGGCAGTATTGCCACCCAAGCAGCAAGTGCAGTTGCAATTACCGGTGGCCAGATCACCGCTGATAGTACCTGGGTCTACCAAAACGTAGTCGGCGCCATTGATCTTGTTGCTACCAAGAGTAATGCCTATTTTGACTGCACAGCATCTGGATTCAATATCAGTGATGTACTTGGCTTGGGGTCATATGACAATGGTTACTATTTTGCCATCAAGAATGACACAGGCGCTGGCAATGTTACGTTTGTACCGGATGGTGCCGATACCATTGACGGCAATGCATCATTAGTTGTCGGTCCGCAACAATGCGTAGTGATTACCAAGTGCGCGGGTCAATGGTCTACGACTGCTGAATCTAATTTCGGTGGTGGTGTCACAGCGTCACAAGTGCAATTGCAAACTTTCAACGAAGCTACTGACTCTGGTATTTTAAACAACCTCATCGGCGCTTACACACCAGCTATCACAGGCTTTGGCGGTTTAGACGGCGTCACATTCGTTTTGAATACCGTAAACTTCACCAATACTGGCTCAACCACATTTGACAACGGTGCTGGCGCTAAACCAGTTGTGACGCCAGATTTTAATGCTTTGGTTGGCGGCGAAGTTGTATTAAATAATTCATACCAGCTTATGTATAACCAGTTTCAAGATAAATATATTTTGCTGAATAGTTCATTGGATACGGGTATTACGCCAGCCCAAATTCAAGATAATGCTTTCACTTATGCGTTAGATACTGGCACATTAAATGCCTATGTCGTGACATTATCGCCAGTACCGACCATCCAAGATGGTTTCACATTCTGGATGAAAGCAAGTTCAACGAATACCAGTGGTTCGACCCTTGATGTAAATGGCACTACAGGCACAATTGTAGATAAAGCGAATAATGTCTCTCCAGCAGGATCATTGATAGCCAACTACATTTATCAGTTTGCATGGCAATCGAATGTTGCCAATTGGGTATTGCAGGCATCTAGTATTGTGGCGGCTGCATCACCTTGGACATTTAGTACTGGAACAAATTCGGCAAAGGGTGGTGCGGCTCTAAGTGCGGCTGGAACTAATTCATTGGCGTGGGGCAATTCAGTTGCGACAGCAAATGCCGGTAGTTTTGTCATTGCTGATAATACTGGCACACCTAATAATGATTCAGCTGCGAATCAATATAATGCAACATTCGCTAATGGTTTTAGATGGTTTATTGGCTCAACATTAGTATTCACCATTAACAATCAAAATACTGCCATCGGTGGTGATGGCACATCATCATCGACTGGATATAACTCATTTACCTATGGCGTAAATTGCAAAGCAAATGGCTATGCCTCAGTATCATTCGGCAGATATTCTTATGCTAATGGAAATTACTCGGCAGCATTCGGATATAATTCTAGTACAAACTTTCAAACAGCATTTGTAATGGGTGATAGTTGTATGGCTGATGCTGTTTTATCGTATGCTTTCGGCGCATCTGCGGTTGCAAATTATACTGGCTCATATGTTTATTCAGATCATAATCGTGATGGTGCAACCGATACTGCTGCTGATCAATATGTCATTGGTTGTCGTGGCGGCTTCTATTATTATCAGCAGAATGTTTTAAAGTTTAGTGTTGATATTAACGGAAATACCATTAGCACAGCAGGCACAGCCGATCAATCCTATTCCCTGCAAGCACCATCAACGGGTTTCAGTATTACGATTGCTGCTGGTGTCAGAACATTAGTATTGAATCCTGCTGGTCTATTAGCAACTGGCACAATCATCATGCCAGCCGCACCGATTGATGGTCAGGAAATTGTGGTATCAGCAGAAAACTTTGGGGTGACAGCATTAACAGTTTCACCTAATGCTGGACAAACTATTTCTAATGCTCCGACAAATCTGCA